TGCCAAGCACAGCCGCAAGTTCAACAAGTCCCACGTCATGCGCGACCGCAAGAAGGACGACAAGCGTGGATATCGCAAGCACAAGGAGGAAAATCATGAAAAGGGTTAAGTGGGATTACGCCTCCGTAAAAGAGGAGGCAGGCAAGTACAGCACCGTTCGCTCGTTCAAGGAGGGAAGTCGCGGTGCCTATAAGTGGGCGCAACGCAACGGCGTGATAGCCGAGGTGGTTGCAAAGACTCGCAAACATAAGCCTAACGGCTACTGGAGCGAAGAGCGGTGCATGGAAATTTCGCTGAAGTACGAATCGCTATCTGATTTTCTTGCCAGCGAGATGACCTGCTACAAGCGGGCGCATGAGAACGGCTTTCTGCATAAGATCACGGCTCACTTGGACAGGTCTGAAGTTGGGGTGTGCGACAACGACGCCGTGTACTGCTGGATCGTAACCGACTCAGCCAACGACGACCTCGTGTCGCCAATGCCGGGACACAATCTCTGCAAGGTTGGCGTGACAAGCCAGAGGCTGGGTGAACAGCGGCCAACTCTATGCGCGTCTGACAACGGTATGGGCATGAGCCTGATCGGGATCATGGAAACTCGCAAAGGCGAGGCGACTGATTACGAGAAGCTATTGCTCTCTCTTGGAACCGAGGCCGGTGTGCCTCAACACTATGACGGGTACACGGAGTTCCGCATCTTTACAGACGAGGAGGTTAATGAAGTCGAGCAACTTCTCTGTGCCTGAACATTTATTTTTTTACTCAGCATCATAAGGAAATGATTATGAAAGCAAGAAGCTATCTGCGACACATCGCTCCAGAAATTGAGCGAAAGAACGACTGGTTCACGGTAAAGGCAGGCGCAGGCGCCGTCGCCGTGGCAATGACAACGCCATTGGATGAGTTGCACATCGCCGGTGAGGTTCACGACATGACAGTCATGGACCCGGCCGAGCTACTCGAACGGTTCGAGGAGTACGAGGACCCAGAGTTTGATGGCGAAGAATGGGGGATTCTGTAATGACTAGGCGAAGATGGGATTTTGAGTCAGTCACGGCCGAGGCCCGCAAGTACAGCAAGGTCACTGACTTTAAGAACGGCAGTCGCGGTGCTTATAAGTGGGCAGAGCGTAACGACGTTCTGAAGGACGTCACCGCGTTCATGTCCAAGGTCACCGACCCGAAGGTACTGATGTCGCGCATCAGGCAGGAACTCGGCACCGCCGCGAGGCACGCCAAGGTCGCTTACGACATCTGCGAGAACGTGTCCGAGTTTTACGTTCCTAAGGAACACGACCCCGAGGCCGTAAGCGCGGGCACCTACCTCGACTTCGATGCCCAAATGTACGACCAAGTGGCCGAGGAGCGTAGCGAGCGAGCCCTTGAGCATATCGAGGCACTGCAAGAGCACGGTACGCCCGATCAGGTCAGGGAGGCATGGGATCTGTACCTCAAGTACCAGACCGGGCGGTGGGAGGTTCCCAAAGGGGCCATTGCGGAAATAAATATACCAGAGACAGAACACGGAGGTTCTTATGAATACTGATGCGGAGGCGCTGGTGAGACTTAGGGCGGCTGGTCGACTTGACCCCTACGCCTGCATGGATTTCTTGGAGGGGCTTGGCTACTCAGTCGAGCCACTCGGCAACGAGGAGATCATACAACTCGCCGAGGACATCCTGAGAGAGATGGATCAGGACGTTGATGTTTAACGATGAGGACTGGCTGAGAGACAACGGCCTCTGGGACATCGCCGACCCCTCCGACCTGCTCGGCAAGATTGCTGAGAGGCGCGAGAGAGGGGATGACGGAATTCGCCCGCCCGTCTCGAAACTAGAGGGACTGTTCTCACTACCCCTGCGTGGCATCACTATCTTCGGCGCCTACTCTGGCACCGGCAAGTCGACGTTCGCCGCGCAGTGGGGTCTCCACGCGGCCAGTCAAGGAAGGAACGTCGCGATCATGTCTCTGGAAATGCCTGCGGACTTCACGCTCGAACTACTAGCGGAGCAGTCGGCCTGCACTTCAGAGCCTCACCTCCCATACGTCGAGCGATTCGCCGAATGGGCTAACGGAAAGATTTATTTGCACAACTCCACCAGTGTCATATCGCCCGAGGCTGTCCTCAACTTCGTCCGGGTTAGCAAGACGATGCTGGGTTGTGAACTGATCATCATCGACCCACTGATGATGACCGGCATGGCCAACGAGGTCGAAGCGGAGCGCGACTTTATTACCCGCCTCTCATCGATGGCTCGTGACTATGAGGTCGCAATACTTTTGGTTCACCACCTACGCAAGCCACCCGGTGGCGGGCTGGGCGAGAAGACACGCCCAGACAAGTCAGCATTCCTCGGCAGTACGCACCTGACTGGTGCCGCCGCCGCAGTGCTCACGCTCTGGGCGGACCCGGACAAGCGGGAGGCCAGAAGCAACGGCGACCCACCTGATGACGAATCGGGTGCCGACTACTTCCTCTCAGTTTTGAAGAGCAGGTTTTCCAGCTGGCACGGTTCAGTAGGGCTCTTTCAGCACAACAACGCACGCCTGCTCTGCAACAGCCGAGCACGCATGTACCGACCCATCAACTTGGAGGAAGAGACATGCTCGTCTATCGAGTCAGTCAAGGAAGGCACTGTCGCTGGTTCACCGACAGTGGTGAAGCTAAACAGTACGCCAAGGATCGCTACGACGTCGAACTAGACGGCATCCCCTTCGTGGCGGAACTCAACCACAGCGAACTGATGGTTCGCATCAACCAACTCGAAGCTGAACGCGCAGGCGAGAACAACTCTGCGCCCTAATTTTCATTTAACTAATCAGGAGGCCATATGGCTGAGTTATTTCTTTTAACCGCGACGGTAATCGCCGCGCTCTATTTCACCCGGAACGCAATTGTTAAGACGCTGGAGGCAAACCCGAATGAGTGATCTATCCGACTACCAGCGACTCATACACGCCAGCCGCTACAGCAGGTGGCTGGACGATGAGCAACGCCGGGAGACGTGGCCGGAGACGGTTCAGCGTTACGTAGATTTTTGGAAAGACAAGGAGATGATCACCGACGCCGAGGCAAAGCGGTTCGGCAAGGCCATCGAGCAGATGGATGTCATGCCGAGCGCCCGGTGCCTATGGACTGCTGGCCCTGCGTTAGAGAGGGACCCGTCAGCGGGTTTCAACTGCACGTATGTCGCGGTGGATCACCCGCGAGCATTTGACGAATCCATGTTTCTACTTTGCTGTGGGGCCGGAGTCGGGTTCTCGGTAGAGCGACAGCACATCAACAAGCTACCCGAAGTCCCCGAGGACATGCACCCGTGTGACACCGTGATCATGGTTGCCGACTCGAAGCAGGGCTGGTCTTCAGCACTGCGTCAGTTGATCAGCCTGCTGTACTCCGGGCACGTACCGACTTGGAACGTCGACCGTGTTCGCCCGGCAGGTGAGCGACTCAAGACCTTCGGTGGCAGAGCCTCTGGCCCCGGCCCACTGGTCGGCCTGTTCGATACCGTTGTCCGAATCTTTAAGGGCGCGGCGGGAAGAAAATTGAGTTCGGTAGAGTGCTTGGATCTCATGACAAGCATAGGTGCCGCAATTGTGGTGGGCGGCGTCCGCCGGTCGGCAATGATATCCCTGTCCAACGTCAGCGATGACCGTATGCGTATGGCCAAGTCTGGCGCGTGGTATGACCACCACGGCAACCGGGCACTAGCCAACAACTCAGCCGCGTACACCGAGAAGCCCGACTTCGCCGTGTTCATGGATGAGATGGCGAGCCTGTACAAAAGCTACTCAGGCGAGCGTGGCATCTTCAACCGGGAGGGAATCCAGAAAAAGATCGCGGAGCACGGACGCCGTGACCCGGATCAGGAATTTGGTTGCAACCCATGTGCAGAGATAGCACTGCCCAGCCAGTCAGCATGTAACCTGAGTGAGGTAATCATCCGCCCGGATGACACCCTCGCGTCGCTGAAGAAGAAGGTCGAGATCGCGGCCATCTTCGGCACACTGCAATCGACACTCACGAACTGGCGCTATGTCAGAAAGTCTTGGGTAGAGAATCTGGAGCGTGAGCGACTGCTCGGCATTAGCTTCTCGGGGATCTGTGACCACCCGGTCATGGGTGGCCTTGAGGGCGGCATGGGCAAGACACGCAGGTGGCTTGAGGAGTTGCGCGACCACGCCGAGAAGGTCAACGAGGAGTGGGCCACGCGTCTGGGTGTCAACCCGTCGCACTCAGTGTCGTGCGTCAAACCGAGCGGCACCGTGTCCCAGTTGGTTGACTGCTCGTCCGGGATTCACCCTCGCTACTCGAAGCACTACATCCGCCGGGTGCGTCAGTCGGTCAACGACCCGATCACCCAGTTCCTGATCGATCAGGGCGTGCCACACGAGCCCTGCGTCATGCAACCCGACAGCACCATCGTGTTCGACTTCTACGTTAAGTCACCAGAGCACGCAATGTGCGTCGAGAACATGAACACCATCGCACAGCTTGAACTAGCGAAGCTGTACGGCGAGGCATGGGCGACTCACATGGTGTCGTGTACGGCGTACTACAACGACGGGTCATGGTTCGAGGCGTGCCAGTGGATCTGGGACAACTGGGACTCGGTTGCAGGCATGTCATTCCTGCCGCACGACGGCGGCACCTACAAGCAGGCGCCTTACGAAGAGATCAGTGAGGCGGAGTACGTGCAGGAAAGCATGTGTCTCGAACCAATCGACTGGTCACTACTGCCCAGCTACGAGAGGGGCGATACCACCGAGGGCGCGAAGACTGCGGCCTGCGTTGGTGACGCCTGCGAACTGTGAGCAACAAGGCATGGTGGGACGCGGATCATCCGCCCCGCCACTACGCGATGGCCCTGCTTCAAATGCAGGGCGATCCAGACCGCCAGAAGAGTTTCATGCAGACCCATGTGCCCGAGCACCTTCGGGACATGGTGCGTGATCACTACCGGACGGCGATATCTCTGGAAGGTAACAAATGAAAAAGGCCGATATGCGCGAGCAACTGAACAAGGAAGTTGAGGAGTTCCTGCGCTCTGGGAAAAAGATCACCGAGCTACCACCTGCACCCGAGGAGGCAACACTGCCCGGCGGGATGCAGTGGTGGACGGTGGACGAGCCAGAGCCCACGGACGAGGACGAAAATTATGGATGAGTATGAGGATATCGTTTTGTTAGACGACTTTAGCTACGCATTGGTCGGTTGCGTTTATGAACCGGACGGCACGCCCATCCCCTGCTATCAGGCGATAAAGGTATGGGAGCAACTCTCCTCCGAGGGATACAGCGAGGAGGAAGCGGATGACTTCATCGAGCAATACACCGCCGGGATCAAGGTTGTGTGGATACACCCACTGGAGTTGCGGCCGGAGTTCACGCCGGACAATAAGCCGCACCTAAGGCTGGTTCATTAATGGGCTTCGGAGGAAAGATCAAACGCAACATCGCAGACAAGCACTTCAGCGATTGCATCCGAAAGTCTGCCGAGTGGAAGTGCCAGCGTTGCGAGAAGGACTACACCGACAAGCCTCAGGGTTTGCAGTGCAGTCACCTCCTTTCCCGTATGCACTGGGGCTCTCGTTATGACCCGAGGCAACTGGCGCTCTGCGCCTACTGCCACAACTTTGTTGAGGGCCACCCGGTCGAGCACATCAACCTATGGAAATCGATACACGGAGGTAACGATGCCGATAAGGCGATTGAAGGAATGGTGGAACTCGCCGCCTGCAAAGGACGAGCCCAGTACGCCCGCAACAACGTCAAAGCAATATCAGCCCACTATCGAGGTGAATCAAAACGTCTCAGTGGAGAACTCGAAAAAGCCAAGGAGGGCAAAACGCATGACTTGCAAGTCAAAGGATACATCAAGCGGGTCAAGGATATTGGTGATTCCTGATACCCAAGTAAAGCCCGGAGTTAACACCGACCACCTTGAGTGGGCCGGGCACTACGCCGTCAAGATGAAACCCGACGTGATCGTGCACATTGGTGATCACTGGGACATGCCTAGTCTGTCGTCCTACGACAAGAAGGGCAGTCGGCAGATGGAGGGCAAGCGCTATGTCAAGGACATCGACGCGGGTAACGCGGCCATGGATCGATTCATGGCGCCGATACACGCGGAGGTGGACAGACTGAAGAAGGGGAAGCGCAAGGCGTGGAACCCGAGGCTGGTGTTCACCATGGGCAACCATGAGCAACGCATCAACCGCGCAGTGGACGCCGACGCACAGCTAGAGGATCTGATCAGCACCGACGACTTCAACCTCGTCGAGCACGGGTTTGAGGTTGTGCCGTTCCTAGAGCCAATCGTCATCAACGGCGTTGTGTTCTGCCACTACATCTGCTCTGGCGTTATGGGTCGCTCGATCACAAGTGCCCGCGCTGGCCTGACCAAGCGGCACCAATCGTTCGTGCAGGGCCATGTGCAACACCGCGACATCGCGGAGGCTGTCAGGGCGGACGGTAGGCGCATGACGGGAATCATGTCAGGTGCCTTCTACTCGCACAGTGAAAGCTACTTGGCCGCCCAGATGAACACAGAGGCCACATGGATGGGCGTGTGGGTTTTGCATGGATGCGATGAGGGCGAGTTCGACTACATGCCGGTGAGCATTGGCTACTTGCGCGATAAGTACGGTGACTTATGAGACGGGCGCCGCCTACAACGAAACCACGATTCTGGAAGGAGGCTCTGGGCAGAGGGCCGGTCTGATAGGGGAGATGGCATTTGCTCAGGCGTTAGCAGAGCAGAGGATCACCTACCAGCATCTGGGCGGCGACAAACAACACCATGACTTTCTCATTGGCGACGTCAAGGTCGACGTCAAGGCCAAGCAGAGGAATGTCCCACCAAGTTACGACTACGACGCACACGTCACTCAGAGCATCAAGGATGCCGACTGTCGCCTGTACGTTTTTGTCAGCGTAACGAATGGCCAGCCAACCCTTATGGGTTGGTGTGGCAAGGATGAGTTCTGGTCTAAAGCAAAGATGGTCTTGGAGGGCGAGCCCGACGAGAGGGGGAAGCCAGAGAGGGCTGACGCTGGGAAGGTGAAGTATTCATCGCTCAGGGAAATGGAGTCTCTGTGGCCGTTTCTGAGGTGACCGGCATAACGGGAATAGATATGCAAGGAGGCAGACATGACATGGCAAGACGAAGATAACGCAAGGGATCTCAACAGGTTAATCGACATGGTCTACCCGGTCGAGGAGTTCGATATCTCCCTGATCGTAACGATCTGCGAGGAACAGGGGGTCGATCATCGCAAGTTTGTAGAAGCGTGGAGCGCCTTGCTTGACGAGGCACACGAGATCATCAACAGAGCGGAGGACAAGCTATGAGTCGTTACAACGCGACGCTGTATTTCAAGACGAAGCAATCAGCATTGGATGCTGGCTACTGTGACGCAACCTACGACGAGGACGAGACCGAATTCCCCTACACGGCGGTGGTCACGTTCTTCGCTGACTACTACGACATCGAAGAGGACGACGACCTGTTCGAGGTTGCTGTGTGAGCGATCCCGTCTTCGACCTAGAGGAGCAGATGCTGGCCTTCGCCAACGTCACTGCCGACATTGATCTGGTGGTCAAGCACCTGATCGACCGCCCTCAGGGGTACTCGGACGACGACCTCATGAACAAGTTCATGGCGATCAAGGATCTCTATGAGATCAAGTTCCAGCAAATGTGGAGCACCTTTGACGAGGTGGTAAAGGAATATCACGAGAGGGGCAAGCATGAGTATAGATGAAATCACTCCGAAGGAGTGGGACAAGATCTTCAGCGAGGCAAGGGAGGCCCGTCACTATGAGAACAGGCCATACCCTCGGGAGGTGAAGAAGCTGGAGGAGGACAACGTCAACCGGCCACAGCACTACACGGTCGGGCCCGTCGAGGTGATTGACATCATCCGTCAACAGCAGGGTTCGGCGATTGAGTTTCATTACGAGGCCGCGCTACTCAAGTATGTATTGAGGTGGCGCTATAAGAACGGCGTCGAGGACTTGGAGAAGGCCAGAGTTTATTTGGACTGGTTAATTGAGCAGAAAAAGAGTGAGCAAGGAGGCTAGATGGATAAGGTTAATCGCTACATCAAACTCTCGCGCAAGGACGTTAGCGCCGGGGTCGAACTCAAGGGGGGATTGTCGTATCTCTCTTGGGCGTACGCTTGGAACGCTTTAGCGGAAGAGTACCCCGACAGCACCTACTACTTCGGCGATCCGATCACGTTCCCTGACGGGACGATGATGGTCAAGGCTGGGGTCAACGTGTGCGGGATCAACTACGAGATGCAACTGCCTTGCATGGATCATAGGAACAAGGCAGTCAGCAACCCGGACGCCCGTCTGATCTCGGATAATCAAATGCGGGCACTGGTCAAAGCGATCGCGATGACAGGCTGTGGAATTGGATTGTACTTGGGTGACCTCAAGCACGTTGTCGCGGAATCGAAGTTCGACAAGGCCGAGCAACTGCTGGCCGCGCAGGACGTTAGTGGCTTCCATGAGTTTGTACAAGTCACGCTCAGCGAGACCGAGCGCGTGGATATCTTCAATGAGGCCCCGG